TGATTAAACTGTCGCCTCGTCATCTGATAGTGATATTATTTCTATGTTGTAAATACGATCTCTTTTTACCCTTATCTTCTCGCATAGCTCATCGAAGCACTTATCTTCTTCTAACTTATCAACATAATATGATACACTTGATTTAGAGCTTCCTTGAAGATATATATTCCCTCTTATATTCTTTGAGAAAAAATTAGGCAAGACCATCTTTTGTCTCTTATCTTTATTATCCATGTAAGATATAACAACAACCCACAACTCTGGCTCCCGTTCTTTTACCGATAACATAAGATCAAGACTCGATTGACTATTGATATTCCTCCTGCCAGTTTCGTTATAACGTAGAATAATATAATCATCCGCGTTATCATTCTCAACCATCACGACTATAGGGCGATCGCCCTTCCC